TTTTTTTCATCTATAACATTCATCATAAATTATCAGTTGGTGTGTATCCAGCATTAAATGTATATCTAATGTTGTCATTTACTTCTGAATTATACTGTGCGGCGTGCCAGAAAATACCAGGATAAATGATTAGTTTATTATATTCACATGGTATTGTGAAATATTTTTTAAATAAAGAATTTTTTTCGATATGATCTGAATTATAATATTCCGATACTTCATAATCAGGCGTATGCATCGAATTTAATCTATCTCTAATATTACTCTTAGTTTCCAAAGAATCTATGTTTACAATAGATTCAATAGATTGATATGATTCATTTTCATGATCTAGAGTATAAAAAGAGATCCCAGTATCCTCAGTGGTTTCACTTAAACAGACACTAGAAACATACTGAAATTTATCAAAATGAGGCATATAGTTATGACTAATATGATTCATCTTCGGATGGAAAATGTTAGTGTAGTAAACAAATTGAGTTAATTCAGCTCCAAGTTGTTCAGATTCAGTCATAGGATCATAAGAATGATGAATGAAATCTTCTTCACTCAAAATTTTATAATAAATGTATGAGATTGGTTCAAAAGATATACTGGATAGGTACTGAACTAATGATGGATTTTCATAAATATCAACTCCACTTTTTTTATACTCTTCAATGACTTTAGTTCTATCATTGATAGGAATATTTTTTAAAATTTCAGTTATTTTTTCTGGATACAGAAAAAAATTATCTACAGTGATATATTTTAAGTCTTGATATTCACCTGTGGTGATTTCAAAGTCTTCGTTAATTTGAAAAGCATCTTTGTAATCATATAGATTAAAATCTTCAATTTTCATTATCACTCTCCTTCACTCATATCAAGTTGCTGAGTGAGGTCAATTCCCCTAGTTGTGACTGATTTTGTTCCTTCTACTGTAATACTATGAGTATTTTCTTCAATCCAGTGATTGACGATCATGTTATATGATTCTTCCACTGCCTTATGTGGTTTGTAAATGACATCAACAAAATCGTAATTAAAATTAAATTCTCTTTCTGCTGAAAGTGCGCCCCATGCCCTAAAAGCGTATTCAGCATCATTTCCAACAGCACCTTCAACACCTTCATCGCCTAATTTTAAAGCTTTTCTATATTGATAATCGATGACATATGGGTGTTCAATTTTATACCCGAGTGATTTATTTTCTTGTGGATCAAGAACTTCTTTGAGATTACCAATTACAGTTTCTCCACTTCTGAGTAAACAAATTTTGATGCTCATTTTTTCCTCGTCAATTTAATTTAAATTATACTACAGGTAAGGTTTACCGTCAATAGTATTTTTTTACAAAGTATATATATTATAGATCTGAGTTGATTAAGAGGAGAACCGTACATGGCATTGGTTGGTGAACTACCAATTATGGAACTTGCTATTAAAGCAGAAGAAAAGCATGGTGAAGATACTCACATGGTTATTGAAGTTGTTTTAAAGGAGCATGTAACAAAAGAACTAGAAGCATCTGATTATAATCCAGCATATGTTGGGGAGGAAGATGTTTATTGGTGGGTAGAATTTGAAGATCAAATTAGAGTATTTGACGATTTTCGTATGGTAGAGCATTACCTTATGGAACAAGCTGTAAAAACAGGGTCGGGTCCAACAGTTGTTATTAACTAAAAATTATGAATAAAGATATTATACAAATTTTTCCTAGATCATTTTTACTCAAAGATAATATTCTAAAAGAAAAATTAAGCGAATATGAAAATTACATTTCTGACAACCAAAATAATACTTTCAAAAGTTCCACATTACATGTAAATTCATCATATGATCATGATTGCTCTTTACATAAGAATGAACTTTTTAAAGATCTAAGTTCTTTTATTTTATCCACAGCAAAAATTTATGCCAGAGAATTGGGATATTCTTTAAAAAAATCTGAAGATTGTTTTATTCAGAGTATGTGGTTTAACATTAGCGGTAAAGGTGATTTTCTTTTTCCGCATGTTCATAATGGATGTTTTTTATCTGGTGTTTTTTATATAAAAACTCAAAAAGAAAACGTTCTTTTATTACATGATCAAGTTAAAAATTTATATTCTAATCCCGATCGACCAACTGAATATAGTCAATTTATTGTTCCTGTTAGGTGTATCCCAGGTAGATTTTTGATGTTTCCAAGTGATCAATTACACTCAACTCCAAAACAAGAATGTGATGGTGAAAAAATCATAATCTCTTATAATGTTTGTTTGGAGGAGAGAAAAGATGCTTATTAAAATTGATTTATTTCCAATTCCATTATTTCATGTAAGAGTTTAATTGGAAAGAAAAAAAATCTGAGATTGAAAAATTAGTTCATCAAAACAATTTTACAAAAACTGGTCCAGAGAATATCTTGACAGATTTTTATGATGAAAAAACAAATTACAATGAAGATGTTGCCAGAATTTTTGAAAAAGAAATAAGTGATTTATATAAAACAATATCAACAACTGGTGAATATGAAGTAAAAAATTCTTGGATCGAAATTGGAAAAAAAGGAATGCATCATGATATTCATAATCATGGTATGACTGGTATTAGTGCTGTATGTTTTGTTAAATTTAATCATAAAGTACATTCTTCAACTCAGTTTATAGCACCATTCAATGATTTTAGAACTGGTCACATCATCAGAGAAGAATTTAGAAATGTGCGGGAAGGGTCATTAATTTTCTTCCCATCATTTATAAATCATTTTACAAATCCAAATACATCAGAAGAAGAAAGAATTATTTTATCATTTAATGTAAACGGAGATCTTATAGTATGAGGAAAAAAGCGGCAGTTATAGGAAAAGGAACATCAGCAATTATTCAGGCATGTTCTTTTATTGAATTTGGCATTGATGTAGAAATTTTTTATGATCCAGAAATACCACCAGTTTCCGTGGGAGAGTCTACGACACCGCATTTTCCACACTTGCTGACATTTTCCCTCGGTTTAAAGATGGAGGATATGATCAATGATTGTTTAATTTCGAGGAAAAGAGGAGTAACATTTATTAACTGGGGTAAGGGAACTCCATGGGTTCATGGTTTTGGAGGAGATCCCCCAGATGCTAATAATGGAATTGGATCTTTTCATTTTGATACCGTAGTTTTAAATAAATTTTTGAACGAGAAGTTGGAAGAAATTGGTGTCAAATATTATGCCGAGAAAGTAACAACTTTAGAAGAACGTGGATCAAAGGTTTATGTAAATAGTAAAGAATATGATCTAGTAGTAAATTGTACTGGATGGAACTATGATCCGAATCTTTTAATTACCCCACAATTTCATACTGTAAATGCGGCATTTTTGTATAGAGACAGTGATTTCATGGTAACAGATGAGTTAGAATCTAAAGATTTGACAGTACATCTTGCCACTGAAGATGGTTGGGAGTTTAATCTTCCATTCCCAAAAGAAAATATTATGAGAAAGGGATACTTGTTTAATACAAATTATATTTCTGAAAATGATGTAGTAAAAAAACTGGGTGAACGAGGTAAAAAAGGAAAAGTATTTAAATGGACTCCCAAAAAATCTAAGTATCTTTTGGAATCGAAAAGGATTGCTGCTAACGGCAGTAGATTATTTTTCAATGAACCTCTACAGGCTTATTCAGTTTTAATGTATAGTGAGATGGCAACCATGATTTCAAAATATTTACATTTTGGACCTGATCAACTTGAAATGAATAAAGTTAATTTGGCATATCGTGAGTCTATTATTGGTTATGAGCAAGAATTGGCATTCCACTATCAATATGGATCTATATTTAAAGATAGTAAATTCTGGAATGATAAAACAAAACAAGCTAGAGAACTTATGTACTATCATCCATCAGCTAGCATTGAAGCATTAGATCTTTTAATTAGTTCAACTGACGATGAAAAAATTTTACAAAATAGAAAATCTATTCATAGAATTTTTCAACACAGTAGACAGGACTTATTATATGTCCACAGATGGATGACTGATCAATGGACTGAAAATAATAAACCAAAGATTAGATGGTCAAATCAACCATTGATAACATAATTTATAAATACCTCTAGGAAACTAGGGGTATTTTTTTATTCATGGCACGACCCTCATCACGCCAGGAGTTAATTGACTATTGCTTAAGGAAATTAGGTTTTCCCGTTTTAGAGATCAATGTAGATGATGACCAGATTGAAGATCTTGTAGATGATGCGATTCAATTCTTCCAAGAGCGTCACTTCGATGGAAGCATCAAAACATTTTTAAAACTAGAAGTAACCGAGCAAATGATTACTGACGCAAAAGCGAACAGTACAGTTGCGGGCACAAACTTTAAGGAGCAGAATAACTATATTACTGTACCAGATCATGTTCTTGGTATTACCAATGTATATGCTTATGACAATAGTTCATCGGCAGTGTCTGGAAATATCTTCAGTATGAAGTATCAGTTATTCTTGAATGATTTCTACAACTTCGGTTCAATGGAAATCATGAATTACTTCATGGTCAAACAGTATCTCGAAACTCTTGACTGGGTAATCGGAAACTTCAAACCAATCAGATTCAATAAGAGAGAAAATAAATTATTCATTGATACTGACTGGGATAGTATCACACCTGGACAGCATATTCTCATTGAGTGCTACAGGATGATTGATCCTAATACTGCGACGGAAGTATACAATGATGTCTGGTTAAAGAGATATCTCACCGCGCTGATCAAGCGTCAGTGGGGACAGAACCTTATCAAGTTTAGAAATGTTCAACTGCCTGGTGGAACAACTCTGAATGGTAGAGAGTTCTATGAGGATGGTCAGAAAGAAATTGACATCATCATGGAGGAGTTCAAGTTAGCAGCAGAGTTACCCCCACTAGACATGATCGGATAAGATGACTAAGAATCTATACTTTACGCAAGGTACAAAGGGTGAGCAGAGTCTAGTACAGGATCTGATTGATGAGCAGATCAAGATGTATGGCATCGAGTGCTATTACATCCCTCGTCAGATCTATGAAGATAAACTGTGGGGAGACATTTATTATTCACAGTTCAAGGATAGTTATCTCATCGAGATGTATCTGGAGAACTATGAAAAGTTCGGTGGCAATGGTGACATGCTATCAAAGTTTGGTCTGCGTGTAACTGATGAGGTAACTCTCACGGTTTCACGAAGAAGATGGAAAGACTTTGTAGATGTATCAACCAACAAAATTGTAACAGGAAGACCCAATGATGGTGATCTTATTTGGTTTCCATTGAATGAAACTGTATTTGAAATCAAGTATGTAGAGAATCAGAAACCATTCTACCAACTAAATAATTTATATGTCTATACAATGACATGTGAAATCTTTGAATATGGCGACAGTATCTTTGATACTGGCATTGAAGAAATCGATAACACTGAAGCAGAATCTGGAGTATACCCAATCGTCCTCAATGTAGGGGGAGCAGGATACTTTGTTCAGGATGAAAAAATCACTGGAACTAGATTTGATGCGGCAGCAACAACTGTTGTTGCTCCCAGTGGTGTTCTTGGTCCTATTACTGTCACCAATGCTGGCGGTAGATATGAAACAGCACCAGATGCTTTCTGGTATACACCTTCTGGTACATATATCGGAACCTCTACTACTCAAATTACAAATGGTGTAGTATCTAGGGTTAACGCACCTACAACTCCATATGTTTATGGTGATATTACATATGATCAGCAAGGTAATGTTGTAAGTATCAGTGGTTATCAACCTACTATTACTATCTCCAAATCTCCTGGAAATGTTGTAGGTAAGGTTGCTGAGTATGATCCAACAACAAGAGTCTTGAATGTTGCTTATATTAACGGCAACTTTGATATTAATGAAAAGATTGTTGGCGAAGATTCAGGAGCAGCATGGACTGTCGGTTCTTTTGACACTCTTGATATGAGCGATAATTTCTCCGAAAATAGAGAGATTGAAACGGAGGCAGATGAGATTATTGATTTCACAGAATCAAATCCTTTCGGGGAGTTTGGCAATTTTACAGGTAGCTTCTAATGTTAGGTTCTTATTTTTATCACAAAATTATTAGAAAAACAGTTACCACATTTGGTACACTGTTTAATAATATCCAATTGAAAACTTATGACGCTGCTGGCGAGTTAGTCGTTCAGCAGAAAGTTCCGTTGGCATATGGTCCGCTCCAGAAGTTCTTAGCGAGACTTCAGCAGGCACCAGATATCGACAAAAAATTTACTATTACTATCCCCAGATTGTCATTTGAAATGACATCTATTTCTTATGATGGTGGTAGAAAAGTTCCGCCCATTCAAAGAAATAGAGCAGTAGGTGATGGGCAAACTGAAACTACCAAAGTACAATATCTTCCAGTTCCATACAACATTGGTTTTGAACTGAATGTAATTGCTAAATCTCAAGATGATGCTCTTCAGATTCTTGAGCAGATTCTTCCATTCTTTCAACCACAGTTTACAGTTACCGTCGATCTCATTCCAGAAATGAATGAGAAAAGAGATATTCCTATTATCTTAGAAAGTATTGATTTCACAGATGATTATGAAGGTGATTACTCTACCAGAAGGTATATTTACTATACATTAAGATTCTCAGTCAAGACCTACCTGTATGGTCCTGTTTCTGCGAACGACATCATCAGGAAGTCTATTGCCGATATTCAAATCGGTGATAGAGACACCAATGCTAGGGTTCTTCAATATCAAGTATCACCCAAAGCACTTGAGGATAAAAATAATGATGGTGTTATTAATGTTGCCGACGATGCTCTGCTACAACCAGATGATGATTTCGGATTCAATGAAGGGATAGAATACTATGGACCATAAGTTTCAAAAGAACATGGAGGATGTATTTGACATCACTCCCATGGATGAGGTTGATGAACCTAAACCAGAAAAGGTTGAGATTGATACTGCTGATGTAGAAGCAGACTATAAGTATGCTAGGGGTGAGTTATATGAACTCATTCAGAAGGGTCAGGTTGCCATTGAGGAGTTACTTGATGTTGCTAGGAGCAGCAACCACCCAAGAGCATATGAAGTCGCCTTCCAGGGCATTAAGAATGTCGCTGACATCACCGATAAACTAGCAGATCTTCAGAAGAAAATGAAAGATCTTGGTAAGGAGGATAATAAGAATCCTACTACTGTGAATAATACCATGTTTGTTGGATCCACTGCCGATCTTGCGAAGATGTTGAAGAATGCTTCAAAGAACATTCAAGATAA